GGGGGGCCTTCTTTTTAGAATTTATGAACTAGAAGGCAGTTTTTCTGAAATGTTCAAACAAAACCACTGAACAAGCCACATATATAAAAAGTAATGCCAGCAGTTATGCAAAACATACATAAATAAGTCAAAATCAGAAAAATTGTTGCTTACTCCTTGTATTATTTCGACAAGTAAAATTGATATAATTATTGCAATGTCAAGTTTAAAAAACAACCAAAGTATTGGGGTCTTATATTCCTTGTAGGTGAATACATATGTTAAGTTTGCTACGGAAAAAAATGTTATCAACGCTATAAAAAAATTGTCCATAATATCTCTTTGGCAATCGGCTCGCTTGGTTGAACTCCGAACGATGGTTACTGTATTTTTTCGGAAATTTCTTCGGCCATTTGTATATTTATCTCTAGGTCTTCATACTCTCTATTTATATTTCCATGAGTTGAACGTGTATCTAAATTAGCACTCACCGAAAGTAGCTTCTCATCCACCTCCTTAGGTGTCATAGCACCTAACAATTGCTTTCTAATAGACATTCTCCAAAAGTTCAACTCCTTAGAGTATTCATTAATTCGACGTAAAAGCATGTAACGCTGACGTTTGTACAAGATATTTAACTCTTTATATCCTTGCTTGTATTCCTTAACACTCTCTTTGATTTCTTTTATTTCTTGCTTATATTCTTTGAATGAATTTTTTATTTTTAGGTGCATCCAAAATGAAAATGCACTAAGAACAACTGTATACACCAGGCTGTTGACAATCGCTTTAAGGAACATAGCAGAGACAGGGTTTTCAATATCAGCATCATTCCTCTTTTCTAGGTTCAATTCTTGGAAGTTTAATAACTCACAGCATGAATTTAGAGGCGGTTCAATAGGAATGAGTAGCCTTACTGAAGACTCGGAGGTGATGCCTGAAAGCTCAATAACCTTTTGGCCCGTTGACGTTAAAGTATTATCTAGCTCCTTAATTATTAAAGGTCTACTAGTTAATATAGACTTAATATCCAACTTTTCAGGAACTAAAAACTGTAACGACTTTAATGTTTCTTTTGACTGATTGACTATATCTACAGGGTATAGTGTTTGTTTCTGTTGGGTAAACGGCTCACCGAATAAAACATACCCCTTATTCAATTGGATATAAGAGATTGATAAATTCAAAGCGAATGTAATAAATACACCAACTACCACACTTATTATTTGACTTTTATACATATTTTATAATTCTCATTGAAGCTTTAAAAACGCTCCAGTTAAAAATAATTGAATTTAAACTTATCCCTTTAGAATCAATTCGGGTGACGATGCATCTCACTAAAGATACCGATTACAATAATACGTTAGTCCTAAGGCATATGCCACCACACTCTGCGCTGACAAGCTCATACTAACCAGTGGCTCACAACTAGCGCCGGGTGGGAATTTACCCCCGAAATATACTACAGGGGCACATAAAAGCTGATTTCAATAACACACCGAACAAAATCGATATGCTACCATGCACTCATTTTTTATGAGTAAGGAACAGAAAGTGCCCGAATTACTGATACTTATATCCTTAGTGTGTGTTGTGTATCTATTCACAAAGAAGGGTAAGAAACCTAAACGTAGGCTTAACGAATGGGAACAAGGTGCAGCAATCAGAAGACCGAACAGCGTGCATTCTTTTGAATCAAAAGTTGCAGAAATGCGTCCAAAGATAGTCGAACTACCTTTGCCGCAAACTGGCAATAAAACTAATTCTGTACCTCACAAGAAAAGTACATACTTGGCCACCAAGACAGAGCGCAGATTCTATAAAGTGTTGCAGGAGCTTATACCTGACGAATACGTAATTCATAGTCAAGTTTCATTAATGGCATTGGTTCAACCAACCAATTTTAAAGATAACTCTCGAACTTGGGCTAAAAGAATGGATTACGTGATAACGGATAGAGATACAAAAGTATTGGCGGTCATCGAGCTCGATGATTCATCCCATAGGCAGAAGAAGAGACAAGAGCGAGATATATACGTAAATAATGCACTTAATGGACACCATCCGCTGCTTCGGTTTGAAGCTAAAAGCTCTTATGACAAAACACATATCGCAAGCGTATTAGAGCGTGACACGATAATAAAGTGCAGGGAATTGGAAAGCGTATTACAGTACAACTAAAGCAGAGCCGAACATCCATTGTTCGGCTTTCTTTTTAACTCAAAGTATCGTGGTTCTTATCGTTACTTTAAGTTCTTTATCAACCGTATTGGTCTTTTCTGACCGAAATAGGGCACCAAGTAAAGGGACATCCATTAAGACCGGCACGCCGCTTACCGAGTCGCGCTGCTCTTGGGAAATCAAGCCCCCTAAAGAGATCGTTTGGCGGTCTTTGACCTTGACCACGGTTTGCAGTGTTCGCGTATTGGTGATGATGTCGGATGCGATAGAGGAATCCGTTACCGAGTCGGATTTTTGCATAATCTGCAACACAACATGATCACCAATTACATGCGGTACAACCTCAAGTGACACGCCCACATCTTTACGTTCTATTTGCTGGACTCGATTACCACCGTCAGTTACCTCAGACGAAGTGAGGAACGGCACGTTTTGACCAACCGTAATGTAACCGCGCTCTCTGTCCATAATGAACATGTTTGGTCGTGATAGGAGCTTAGTATTTTGATTCTTAGACACGGCTTTAATAAGCGCATTGAAATCGCCGCCCTCATAGAACAGTAGGTTATCAACGGCTTTCTTAATTGCAGTAGGCTGAGAAACAAAGCCAGCCTCACTTAGAGCTAAGTCCATATTTACGCCGACTTCCTGAGAATCACCGAGCTCAGTTTCGGTAATCACCGCCTCGATAAAGACTTGCTTTTGTGGTCTATCAATCCCTTTGATGAGCACATCAATGTGCTTCAACTGGTTCTCAGAGCCTGTCACGATAATACTGTTTGTGGTCGGTAGTACCTCAACCTTGTAGTTCTTAATCGCTTTGTTGTTCAGTGTTTGATTCTGTGTTGCAGCAAGCATCGAGGAAATCAAATCAACGACCTTGGTATTTCGAACATTCTCAAAGAAGTACAACTTCACTTGAGAGGGTTCGAACGTCTCCACCTTGTTAGCGTCAGCAATAATGGTAAAAACGCCGTGGTCATGCGTAAGCTCGTAACCGTGCGCACGAAGCACCGAAAGGAAAAAGGCTGGATAGTCCTCATCTTTCAAATCCGGCGCGGTAAAACTGACCTCACCAGTGACACCATGACCGAGCACAACTGTGTTTCCAGTGTGAACTGAGAACCACGATGCAAAGTCTCCAATCGGTGTGTTCTTTGCCTCAAAAGGCGCAGAGCTTGCGGCAAAAGCAGGCGAGCTGAGCAGGGTGCACGCGAGCAGAAAGGCAGTAATGCTGGATGTGGAAAAGTTGGAACAAGCCGTAGTTTGTTTCTCAACTTTACCACAGCGCATGGTAAGTAATGTGCGCGCAAGCAGTGAGCCTCCAGCGCAATAAAATTCTTTTTGTTTTTTTGAAAGAAAAGCAGTGAGTTTTGCGATTATCCATGACATAAAGCGCACCTTATTCCCTAGCACATGACTTTGAATGATTGACCGTTGCCGCTAACCGTAATGGAGCAAGAGCCGTTAGATTGAGCCGTAAAGCCCTTTGCGTATAGTTGCGACGACGATAGACGCACATCGTCCTTAACCAGCACAAAAGACGGGGCAACGTTTGGGGGATTCATTGAAGATTCGATTCGATAGCCGTCGAGCAAGTCACTCAATGACTCGCGAGGCACCGCCGTTCGAGTCGTTTCGGGTTCCGTCGACATGTTCGGCGTGCCAACTAAGGTGAACACCGCAAACGAGACGGCGACACCTGCCGCAAATACACTGAATCGAGAGTATTTACGGAGATAGATTTTCGTAATGCGCATGATATTTCTCAACGTATACGGGACAGTGTAACGTCCGTGGGTATAGTAGGGCGGCAATACTGAATAAACGCCGTCCTCATAGTTGTTTCTAAACATCTGCTTAGTGTCGTAAGAGCTGTATAAGTCCGTGCCCCAAAGCATCCATTTCTCAACGGTGAGCGAGTTCGCATTGTCACCATACTTCACAATGCCAACGTGCAGCTTAGGCATTTTCAACTTGAGTTGACCGAGTGTCAGAACGGATACTGCAGTCGAGATGATAGGCACTTGAAGGCGGTCTAAACGACGACAAAACACGGTGTGTTCTGCCAGTGCGAGACGCGCTTGCTTATCAACAATCGAAATGTCTTGAACGATGAAAATCACATCCCATCCAAGCTTTCGAATATGCAAAAGGTGATCAATTAACTTTTGTCGATTCTTGTCGTTCCACGTGCGCGAGTTAAACCACGTTCCGCACTCATCAAGTACAATCAAACCGTCTTTTTTGGTGTCATAGCTTTTGTTTGCCGAGCCAATCACCATCAAATCTTCTACCTGAGGCTTGTCCGGCAGACGGTAAAGGCGAGTGTTGCGCTTGTTGCGGCCAAGCATTTCTTTCAAGTTGATATTGAGGTTTGTCGCCACAGGCACACCACGCATAAACGCCTCACGAATCTTACCGACTGCCGTTAGTGTTTTACCTGAGCCGAGCTTACCCGTGACAAAGTAGACCGATGCCATTACGCCGCCCTCACAATCGCGTAAAACTTCCATTCCCACACCCAACGCAGCAGACGCGCAGAGTAAATCGCACTCACACAAGGCACGGCGTTATTAGGGATGAACATACCCGCCGCTTGTGACCACATTGGAGGTGCAACATAAGACAGACCCATTGCAAGGGTGTAAATCGCCAAGGTGAGGGTGACGGTCAAACCGATTAGCAGCGTTAAAATGACCAAGTTAATCGTGACGTTTCGTGCTTTCGCAATGAAGAACCAACCAAATAAAGTGGTCGCTATCTGAGAGATAAAGGCAACCAGAGCAGGGAGGCGCAACGCCGTCCCAATGGTGCTGACAATTGGTAATAGCTGAATCATTAGTAATATCTCCCCGAACCTGGCTTGTTACTTGGTACAGGCGTGACCTCAGTCAGCAGGATTTCAACAAGCGTCTTAATTGTGTAGATGTAAATCAGAATTGAGATGATCATTTTGAGTTTCTGCGAAAACTCACAAGAGATAGAAGCGCGACCACCGCCAAGCGTAGGCAAGGATAGATTCATGCAGGGCGTAGGCTTAGGTAACACACTCAAAAACGAATCCGATATAGCATTAATATGCCCCTCAGACTCCGCCGTCAGATTCTTCTCAATCAAATCGTTAGCCGCATCGGTCACGGTCTTTTCATAGGAATTCATCGCACCGGACACGGCTTTATCCGCTTGAGTCAGCACGTCATCGACATAATCCGAACCTAAACCATGAGGGTTTTCACAATAGTTGTTTTCCTCGGTAGGCTTACAAGGCTTGAGGTCGTCGAGTTTATCCGATAGCTCTGCAAATCCATCAGCGTTAGTCGTTTGCAAATCATCGAGCCCCTTAACTACCTCACCAACAGAGTTGGTGTTTCGATTGACCGCCGTTGTGATGTCACCGTTAGCTTGCTGAATCAGCGCCTTAGTGTTTTCGTAAATCTTGTTGTCGTTGATTTGCTGCTTTTGAATCGCTTGGGTGTTAGTCACCATCGACGCATTGAGCGCAATGATTTGGTTTTGAATATCAGCGCTCGATTGATTGAGGTCGACGTTTAGCGCGTGAAGCGCCTTATTCACATCTGAGTTGAGCCCTTTAATCGCGTTGACTACGCCCTTATCGGTTGATTCATCTGTGTCAGGGTCTTCGACATCTGGCACATCCCCCGTGTTCGGTGGATTAACCGTATTGGTCGAGTCGTCAGGAAGTACGCTAGGGTCTTCGATGTCGCCCGTTGGGTCGTCAGGGTCGTGAATTGGATCATCGGGAATAATAGGGGTGTCAGGGCCATCTTTACCCCAAAACAGCGTACCACCATCACACTGCTTACCTGTGAATTGAAACTTACCGTGACATCGCGTGTTTTGGGTAAATTCGCCCGAATCGACATCAGTACAAAGCGTACTGTCATTAGGGATACGCTCGACCTCACAACGTGTTGCACCAAAATCGCCAAAACACGCCCCTGTTACTTGTTCACCGTAAACGTAAGCCGACCAATGAAGTGATTGAGTGTCATTAATGGACTGTTTGAACTGACAGGCATCCATACATGTACCGTCAGGGTTTTCGCCAAACTCACATGCAGGAACGATGGGTTCGCAAGATACGACGTACCCGTCTTCTATCTTTTCATGGTCAGGCGGACATTGAGCCGAATTTTGCAAGAATCCAGCTGCACGATAAAGAGGCCAAGAAGCACTGGTTGTGTGACACATGATATCTACAACGTATTTACCATGCCTCAAATAGCAGGACTTAGTAGAAAAATCCTTGTAGTTAACAAACTTGTTTTCATAACAAGAGACATAAGAGGCAGGGTTAACTCTCATACCCAACAGCAACTTACAATCGGGATAAGCTGAAACGTCTGAAACCTTATACGTTGGTTGAGCGGCACTTACACTAAAAGCACTAAACAAAACACCCAGTAAAATAATCAGTGACGTTATGCTTTGTTTAATGTTCATTTGTAAATCTTCCTCGTGAAAAATAACGCCCCCATTCGGAGGCGTTGACCAATGGGTGTATAAAGCAATCGTTAGAATTACGTTGCTTTGTTTGCACCTTTCTTGAATAGCTTGATGCCGATGAAACCAACCGTTAGTGGAACAGCGATACCCCAAGTTGAGGTGAGCATGTCGGTAACGAAAGTCCCTAAACTAGTAAAGGCTTGCGCTGCCTGTTCCGGCAATGCTGCATGTGCACCAGATGCCGCCATAAGAAGTGCACCACCAAATGTTGCACGTTTTACTGTTACTACTGCGCCAGCCTTAGCCATTGCTGCGCGTACTTTGCTTTGCTTTTCCATAGTCTTATTTCCTATGTTATGGTTTATGAAGAAGTTGAAACCTCAGCCGCTTTCTTGAATCCCAGAATGTGGAAACCAATCGAGAAGCCAAGGATAAAGGCTGTCGCGAAACAGCCGAGCATGAACTCTGTTGACAGCATTTATCTTTGTCCTCCCACCATCCAACCGAGCGCAACTAACAAGAAACAAATGCCTAAGAACACCATCAACTGGAAGTTATCGAGTCGAGCCATTAGCTCTGTAAATTGCGTCTCGGTCATGATTTAACCCTTACTTTTCGTTAAGTTGAGGTAGGGCGTAGAGGTGGAAACCGTCGATAGAGACGTGTTTACCCTCATCGTTACCAAAGCTGAATTTCTTGTGTTCCACATCAAACATCATGCGATTACCCACGCAGCGCTTGAGCAGTTCGCCAGCCTTGCCGTTTTCCCAAAGCTCAGGAGAGACACGCACTTCAATAGTGTCTGTCGGGTTGGTCGTGATGAGACGCAGCTTGCCGTTTTGCTTTTGTTCGCCGTTACGGTCTGTTTTGGTTTCTTGAACGATGTCCGAAACATCTAGAATTAAACCTTCCATTCTCATAGTGTTTTGCCCTTATTTTTACGTTGTTGGTTAGTTGAAAATTGAAATGACAGTTATTGACACAAGTCCAAGGGAAATTAATGCATCATGTCGGGCGGGGCTGCGCCCACCCAACACGACGCATTAATTTCCTGAGGGTCGGTGAGCAACAGCGCTTCCATTTCGTCATAGAGCGCTAGGTGTTTTTCGTATTGCTCGTAAAGGTCGTCATACATACGCTCGTATTCTTTTTCACGTTCTAGCGCGTCGAAGTAATCGACCACGTTGGACATGATGCCTTGTTGAGCACGGATGAATTGTTGCTTGTTCTCGGTCTTCCAAGTACGGAAGCGAGTCGCGATAAAAATCTTATGGAACATCAAGCCATTCAAACGCGCTTGAGCCATATCACCGTAGCGAGTCGATGAATATTCACCGCCCGAAGCAATCAGTTTTTCGATAGAGGTTGAAACGGAGTATTCCGCTTTTACTGGTTGGTCTTTGCGCTTAACGAACACACCGCCCATTGCGTAACAAAACGCTTTCCAGTCGCCCTCATCAGCAGAGCGGCGAACCTTTTCTAATAGAAAGTGTTCGTCTTGAGATAAATCTGTAAACAAAGCATCGTCCTCTTTGAATTCATCACGAAGACGACGAAGCTCACGCCATACCGTGACAGATGGACCACCAATAAATTGAAATTGACGAATTTGATTCACACGCGCCCAAGTCACGACACGTTCCGCCGCATCCGAGCCAGACAAAGACGAACCTTTGTCAGAATCAATGTGCTGACCGTCGATGTTTTTACTCAGGTACTTAGCGACATAGCCAACGGCTGAACCTTGCGACCAGTCGATAACTTCCGCTTTGAAACGGGCTTTCTTTGCGCCTTTTTCGTTTGGCGAGTCAGCCATAGCGAGACGACGAAACTCAGACGTCACAAATTTGCGTGCGGATTTTTCCATGAACAGCAACAAGTGGTGATGCGGCGTGCCGTCTTGGTGAGGCTCGACAATACGCATCCCGTAAACCTTGATTTTGCTCTTATCAATCGACTTACGAAGATTCGCCCAAACGCCCATGAGGTAAGCGTGAGCCGCTTTCGCATCAGGCTTGCCAGCCTCAAGCCATTTAGGGTTGATGTCACCCTTAGAAACAGAGTGAAAACGAGACGGCGCTGTTACCGTGAAGAACACCGCATCGTGACTCGATTCTTGAGCGATTTCCTCAAAGCCACGCAGACGAACGAACATTTCAGCGCGGCGAATCTCAGCGTTAGAAACCGACTTAGCGGATAGCTCACTGAGTGTGAAGTAGTTAGATGGGTCAGCCTCATCGTAAGCAATCGTGTTTTCTAGCGCGATACGGTTAGACGTATTGCGATCACGTTGACGGCTTAGAGAAAAATCCGAGCAGTAAACTTGCTTACGGCGTTGAACAAGCGCTAAATCACGCGCAACACATTCAACCTCGTAAGCACATTTACGACGCAGTTGACGAACAAGCCAATGCTCATCAAGTGCACGGTTCACCAATGCGAAAAGCTCACAGTTGTTTTCTGCGTATTGAATTTGCTCAGGTGAGAATGCCAAGCCTAATGAATCGAGAAGCTGACACGCTTTATCAAAACGTGCTTGTGATTCTTCAAGCGGAATTGCACTTAACACACGAGAAAAGTCGCGTGATTTGCGCTTGGCTAGATTGGTAATTTGCTCATCTGACATCGCGTAGCTGTAGCCGTGCTCAGTCAAGCGGTCGTGAGCGTCGTTAACTGCGCGAACGGCTTCCAGAGCGTTGCGTGTTTTTAGAATGTCGGTGTAAGCGCGCGTCATGTGTCGAGCGAAGTCGCCGTTACGGTGTAATGATTTCGGCAAGTCCAAACAAGGGTTAGAAGTAGGGCGCTCAATAAAATCTGACAGGTCGTGTGAGTAGATTGACGTACTCATTGCCGATTTCACAGCCGACGGAATGAAATCCTCAGGCATTGTGAACCTGTGGTCGACGTACTCAAAACGATGGTCGAATAAGTTGTCAGGAATGTGCTCGCATGAAGCCCAAGAATGGACAGGAACAAAATCAATCCATTCTTGTTTGCCTGATGCCAAATCAATAACAAGTTCACGCATTATTGAGCCTCAACCGTTTTTGAAATAAGAGCGCGTTTTGGTGCGTCTTCAACGTAAACACGAAGTTCATCAACTTCGTTTTGTGTAAGCTTGCCGTCAGACATGAACCCATTAAGCATTGGAATAGCGGATGGCTCTTTTTCAATCCAGATACGAACTTGAGCGTAAGTACTCGCAGGAGCATCGAAATTCGCGCGACCATAGAAAACAAACGCGATAGCTAGTAGCCCAGCTAACATACATAACAGTTCAAATGTTTTGTCGCGTTCCATAATCAACCACCTTGACTAGTTGAGAGAGCGACCACCAAAGCCAAGCGCGAAAGCGTCAAGGGCAAACGCCCATAGCTAAGGCGGTCTGATACTGATTGAATAACCAAGTTTGGTTAGTAGCGTAATCACCAAAATTGGTTAGCACAAGACACCAAAAATGGTGATTGATAAGCTAAACTGACGGAAACGGAGGAAGCGGTATGTATCAGAACAAACTATTAGATGCCTACAAAAAGGCTCAAAGTTACGTACAAGACAAACAAATTGCAGCGGATATGAATGTGCCGCCGCAGAGAATCAGTGATTTCCGCAAAGGAAAGCGTTATATGACTGATACACAAGCAATTTTTCTTGCAGAGCAATCAGGTTTAGACCCTGAGATTGCATTGTTGGGTTGTCACGCTGATCGCAATGATAATCCGCAGATAAAAGCAGTCTGGGAAGGAATTGCAAAAAAGTTTAATGGGCTTGGATTGTCAGGAATCTCAATGGCTTGCACTGGATTAGCCTTAGTGATTGCAAGTCCACAGGAATCACCATTACAGTGCGCATTATATGTGTTATGTTAAATGGAATGTAACCATACGTCAGATTCTTTCTACTTT